CGGGAGACCAGGGTACAACCTGACAGCCCCGAAGCAGCTACGCTCGACCTGCTTGGTCACGGCCAGCTTGCCGCGGCCGACCCGGTACTCATCCGGGACGTCTACCGACAGCGCGGGCCCGCGACTCAGGGTGACGACGATCTTGTTCATTCGGGCACCTCCGGTTACACCTTCTTGAACCGGGAGTTAGCCTCGCAACGCTTGGCCAGCTCTCGGTCGATCACGGGTTGGGGGCGTCCCCGCCTGAACAGCACGCCGCTGTTGCCGCACTTGTAGGTGTCGCCCAGCACCAGCTCGAAGACCACCGGGGCATCGAGGTACGGTGACGACTCCTCCTCCTCGGCGGGCTCGGGATCCGGAGCGACAGGCTCGGGCTCAAGCGCCGGGGCCGACACGGCATCCGGTTCCTTCACCTCGACGTCCTCCTCCAGCTCCTTCAGGCCGTACTCGAGGTTGACCTTGGGCTCCACCTTGGCGGCGGCCTTCTTGCGCCGCGCCGGCTTCTTGACGGGTCCGTCCTTCTCTGCTCGCTTGCTTGCCATCATGGCCTCCTTCCGGACTGCTCCCCCCCGCTCGCGCGGGGGGGCCTCGTCCTACTTACTCAGCGAGCTGCGGACTACCCGATGCCGATGTTGATCCCCTTCACGACCGCGGTCACTTCCTCGATCTCCACGTCCACCTTCGTGGTGATGGCGAACTGGTTGACCGACTTGTAGATGTCGCGGTCGCTCTCGATCCGGATGTCCCGACCGATCGCCAACACTAGGTTGCTGTAGTTGGCGAGGAGAACCTGGGCCTTGCTGTAGTACGTCACCTTGATGTTCGCGCCAGCGGCCAGGGCGCCGCCGCCCGCCGCCTCGATCGTGCCGGCCGTGCGGTCAAGCACGTAGTCGGTCGTCTCGACGTACGGGGTCACCGGGTTGTTGGCCAGCGTCTGCAGGGTCACGTACACCGCGCCGGTCGCGCTGATCGGGGCGTACCGCAGCGAGGCGGCGCTCCCGGCGGCCGGAAGTGCGATGTGCTCGACCACGATCGGCTCGGCCTCCAGCAGGGGCACGGGCACCAGGGGCACGCCGAACACGGGCACCGTGTCGGCGCTGACGAGGGAGCGGTCGCCCTGCGCTGTCGCGCGGGAGGCCACCTTCTCACGCCAGTTCTGCTCCAGGTCAAGGGCCAGGAGGAAGCGAAGATCCCGGCGGGTTCGGCGGAACTTCACGGGCATGGCCTTGATCATGCCGCTGAACACCGCGGTGCTCAGGTTCGCGCCGGCCGCGTCGTAGCTGTTCCCGCTGTCGGCCAGTCGGAGCCAGCCGTCGAACAGTGCCAGGAACGAGTCCTTGATCACCTGCGAGCTGGAACCGCCGTCCACTAGGTCGCTCTCGAGCTTGGCGTGACCAAGGGCGTCGCCGTTGATCATCAGCTCCTCGACGTCGTTGGCCATCTGGGTCGCCATGAGGCGCACCACGGTGTCCTCGACCATCTCACCCTCGATCGAGTGCTCCGCGAAGTTGTCTGAGATCTCGAAGGGGGTCATGACCTCTTTCGGGGTCAAGGTGACCTTGGAGGTCGCCACGCCGTAGCGCCTACCCGGGTCGACTGCCTCGGCCTTGGGAACGGTCACCCGCTGCCCGACGCCGATCTTGTCGATGTTCATGTCCTCGTTGCGGAACCGGACGACGCGAACGCTGCCCGCGAGTTCCGTAACGTCGATCACGAAGTCGATGAACCTGTCCGCTTGCACGGGGTTCAGCTTCCCGGCGGCGGCCAGGTCAGCAGTCGTGATCACTGCCTTCTGGATGAGTTCTTGGTTCGTCATCTTGAGCCTCCTGTGACTCTGGTTTATGGCGCACCTGCGCCGGGTTGCCTACTTCTTGCGGTTCGAGACCATCTTGTGCACCGACGTTCCGGCCCACAGGCTCTTATTCTCCTCAGACTTCTCGACCTTCTCGGTGCCGGACGGGACGCTGTCGCCCTTCGCGACGGCGCGCACGGTCACTGCCTTTTCCACCTTCTGGGCCTGCTCTCCGAGCTGCTTCTCCACGGTCTCGAGCCGCTCCGACACGGTGGCCAGCGCCTTCAGGACCTCGTCCAGTCTGTCATCAGACTTTTGAACAGGCTCCTCTGCCTGCTTCTCCTCAGTCTCCTCTGCCTGCTCCTCGGTGGTCTCCTCGGTTGCCTCTTCTGAAGTCTCAGCCACCTCTTCCGAAGCCTCCTCGGTGGCCTCCACCTCGGTGGCCTCTTCCGACTTCTCTACCTGGGCCTCCTCGGCTTGGGTCTCGTCCTCGGATTTCTGGACCACCTGATCCTCGGCGGCCACTTCCTCGACCTGGACATTCTCTTCAGTCTTCATCTCGTCCTCCTGGGTTTCGGCGTCCGCCGGTTTTCTCTTCACGATCACCCACCTCTCCTCGTTGGCGGCGGCGTCGACCAGCGACACCTCCTCGACGCGGAGGTCCACCAGGCGCTCGGTGACGGGGTCTCCCTCCGCCTTGATCACGTTCTTATTACTCATTGCAGTCTCCGTTCCACTTTCTGCCCCGTTCCACATTGTGCTGAACAGTGAAACCGTGATAAGGTACACAATATGAAACCGATGAAACGTTGCACCCGATGTGGTGATGAAAAACCATTTGACTCGTTTTACCGCCGAACCAAGTCTGGTGACGGCTTGAGTTCGTACTGCAAGGCGTGCCACAACGAATACTGTCGGAGTAGGTATGTTCGCTCAACTCCAAACCTGTCTGACGAGGAACGCTCTGAACGTGCTCGTGCCCGAAACAAGGAGTACTATTGGAAAAACAGAGACAAGCGCTTGGTAGCTGCTCGAGCTTCCAAGTATGGGATGAGCAAGGAGCAAGCGTGGCTCGTGCACTTCTCAACTCGGTGTGAGATCTGCGGGGACTCAATAAATGGGATGAGAAAGCACGTCGATCACGATCACAAGACCGGAGAGTTTCGAGGCGTGCTATGTCCCCGATGCAACAGTGGTTTGGGGATGTTCCTAGACAACCCGAAACTCCTGAAAGCTGCATCTGACTATTTGAGCCGCTGATCATCTCTTCACTTCACAGGTACTTTTTTCGCGTAGCCACCGATGCTCAGCCCGGTGATCTCTCCTTTGCGGATCTTTCCGACCAGCTCGGGATCGTCGGTCCAGAGTTCCTGGTACCACGTCCCCTCGGAGATCTTCTTGACGCCGCCGCCAGGCAGCGGGAACGCGAAGTCGACCGGGGCTATGACGTTTTGGATGATCCTGACCTTGTCGGTGATCGCCTTCTGGTGCATGAAGCCGATGGTTCCGAACTCTCGCATAAACAGATCGTTGGCTTGTCGGATCTCTTGTGCGGAGATCACGCTGCCCTCACTGTCTGGAACTTCTGGCTTGCTCACTATGCCGATCATGCGGACGTCGTCGGTTGCAGGATCCGCTTCTTGTTTGCGAATCGGGAACAGCTCGCCCACCTTGGCAACCTCAACGTCCGGGATCGTGGATGCGTCGATCATGATTGGAATAGAATCTACTTCCGACGGGAGACCAACACTGACTGACAAGGTGACGGGGAACTCGATCTTGCTCATGCGCCGCTCCTCCTTTGGCCTGCCGATGACCGCCTTCACGCCTTCAGTCAGGGTGATTGTGCGAAAGCTTCCTGCTTGAAACTCGGAAGGCTCTCGCTGACGATATCTCCAAGAGTCCTCGGTCTCGTCGGGGGCGCCCTGCTTGACCCTGAAGTCGTGATCGCGCACCCACCTGGTCGCTTCCTCGCGGGTCTCGAAGCGCTCCTTCGACAGGATCAGGGTCTGGATCTCGGTCTGCTTGGCGACGTCGCTCAAAGATCAACCTCGTCGAGGGGTCTCAGGTTCTTGGCGATCTCCATCAGCCGCCTGAACCGCTCATCTGCCGCCTCGGCCCTCTTCGCCTCGGCCTCCCTCAGGTGCTCGTCGATCCGAGCCTGCTGCTCGTCCGACCTCCGGTGCCTCTCCCGTTCCCGGCGCTCCCTCTCCAACTTCTCTCGGGTCCGGCGGGACCAGACCCTCTTGTTCCCAGGCACGAGCATCCCCCTTCGGGGCGGACCTACACAGGACCACGATACATCATGTTGAGCGGATCGTTACCATAAAATGAGCGATGTCAAACGCGAGGAGGGAACAGGTGCCGGATCCTGGACAGGGCCACCTCCAGGTTGGACCTCAGCCCCACCTGGGCCTTCCTGATCGCCCTGACGTTGGGCACCCCCTCGATCAGGTCCTCCTCGTCCTCCGTGGAAAGCGTGGCCTGTATCTCGTCGAGGTGAACCCCGTCGGCGTACCCCTTCTGTATCAGGTTGACCTTCATCCGGTTCACCGTCTCGTCTGGGAGCCCCAGCACCAGCGCGTCCTGCGCCTCCTTGAACGAGGGGAGCTGCCCGTACATCGCGTGGGCGTACTCGTGCTTGAACGTGGCCTCGTCGTCCCTCACGGTGGAGATGAGGTAGAAGTCGTCGGTGCCGGCGAGCTTCTCCACGAACTCGGCGATGGCCAGCATCGACTCGTCGTACTCGTTCCAGTCAGGGATCTCATCGCGCCTGTCGCGGAGCAGGGACAAGATCTCTCTCCCAGGGTAGTTGTAGCCGCAGAAGTCGTCAGGGTAGGTGAACGCGCCCTCGCCGAACTTGTGGGAGTACCACCGCATGTACGAGACCAGGCTGAAGATCTTGCCCCTGAACTCGTCACCGACCGACTCGTAGTGCTCCTGCACCCTGAGCATGCTCATCGCCATGTCGTAGTGGCTTGTCCATCCTATCCAGAAGATCCCGTTGCCGAGGTTCTTCAACCCGTGAAACGAGTCCAGGGCCCTGCTCATGCTCCCCTCCTTGGTTTGAACTTGTACGCCATGATCACGCCGATGAGCGTGAGGTTCGCCGTGTAGTTGAAGATCACCGGCCAGATCGCCTTGGGCCACATGTAGACAAGGCCCGCGCCCTCTCCGAGGAACCACAGCACGAGGAAGCTGACGCTGAGATCGTCCGCGCGCTTCGTGCGCCAACACTTGATCGCTTGCGGCAGCGCGCACACCGCGAAGCAGATCGCGCTGAACCAACCCACGAGCTCCATCGCCATGGTCGCACCCCCTGTGAGTACGATCGTACCCCGAGAGGGTTCGAAAAACCAAACTCAAAGATTCTTTAGTGATGACGCATAATTATGCTTAATTATGCTTCAGAAGTACGGGAGTGTTTTTCTGAAAATTTCAGACCGGGAGGACGATCGACCTGCACAGGCCGTGCAGGGGAGGAAGTTGGATCCCGGCCGCGGCCAGTGCGTCCTCTCCGCCCCCGCCTATCCGCTGAACATCCGACAAGGATCTCCACCCGGCGACCCGCTTGAACTCGTCGGGATCCTCGGTGCGCAGCATCCTGTCCTCGAGGGACCTGGCGGACCTGACGGTGAAGGTCTTGCCGTGCATGTAGCGGCAGATCTCGGAGGTCCGCTCGTCCATTACGGCAAAGAACTCGTAGCGTTCCACCTCGGCGTCGGCCATGGCGTGTATCGCCCCGAAGCTGGAGGCGTGGGGCCTGACGGTCCCGGCCACCACGGTGAAGTACTGGGATGTCGAGCCGGCGAAAGTGCCTGGAACGCTGGCGCCTGGGAACTCGCCCGACACCAAACCTCTAAGGATCCTGCCCACTTCCTGGCGTCCCAGGCCTCGCTGCAGGGCCTCGCGCCTGACGGTGGCGTCTATCCTCGCCGAGAGGTGACGGGACCAGTAGTCTCCGATCCAGAACGTCTGCACCCTGCCCAGCTTTCCCGCCGTCGCTGCGTCTGCCGGGGTCAGAGACGCCGGGACCGACCGGATGCTCCTGCCGGCCGCCCTCAGCTTCGTCCGGGTCCCCCGCCTAGACAGCAGCATGACGGCTCCCGCCGCAGCCGCCGCGGTCTCGCCCATGCCGAGATCCTTGGGGTTCGCCAAGCGCCCGCCGATGCTGGTCGTCAGCTCAGATATTCGATCTGGGTCGAACTCGCCCTCGATCTGGGACACCTCGGCGTCTATTGCCGGGAGCAAGTCGTCGAGATATGTGTCGTCGAGCTCTCGGGCCAGCCGCTTTGCGACCGCCTCCTCTCGCTGGGACTGCTTCAGGATCTCCTCGCCCACCTCGGCGCCGACCATGTCGGCGAGCACCACGAACTCCTCGTCGGTCAGCTCGTGCAGGGCGAGGCAGGATCCGCACTGGCAAGCGGATTGCATCTAGTTCTCTTCGTCGTCTTCGAGCGTTGGAGGCACGAACCCTCCGAACCTGCGCGCGGCCTCAGCCCTCAGCTGCTGCCTGAAGCTGTCCACGTCGGCGGAGAAGTTGGCCGGCTCCATGTCCCTGTCCCGGCCGGCGCTGGGGGTCCTCGTTCCGGTCCTGCCCTGCGAACTCGGCTCGGATCCGTCCACACTGGGGGATTTGTCCTTCATGACCTCGGTCAGGGTCAGGGTGAAGGGCTTGTCGGGGTCTATCACGTCCGCGTCGACCTCCCCGAGGTCCTGGTTGGTCACCAGGCCGAGCATCTTGCGGCTGATGCGAGGCGTCATGCCTCCGGTCTTCTCGGCCATGGTCATGGCCTTGATGAGATCCTCGTTCTCGGTCACGTTCGGGCTGAGCAGCTTGAAAGTGGACCAGACTATCCCCAGCCGAAGCAGAACCTCCCTGGTGAAGAACCGGTTCACGCGGCCTCGTTCCGGGCCGAACACCTGCTCGTCTCCCAACTTGCGGCTCGCCTCGATCGTCTTGCCGGTGAAGTCGTCCGACTTGCCCACGAATATCGGGGGGAATCGCCACGCGCGGCGCACCCGTTCATCGTTGTTCGTGGTGTAGTTCACGAACAGCGCGTCGGTGTGCTGCTCGTTGGTCAGAGGCTTGACCTCGATGCGCATAGTCCCTGGATCCTTCAGGCCCTCGGAAGTCGGCTCGGCCTCCAGAAGAAGGAACTTGCTGTAGTTGTCGTCGCTCGCTATGGAGGTCTCGACGAACTCGCTGATCCTGCTCACGCTCTCGTCGGTCAGCATCCCGTTGGCCACCGTCACCACCATCGACGGGATGTTGTTGTTCTTGAACGTGGTGTAGTTGATCTCGTCGGCCGCCCTGCTTCCGAATATCGCGAACAGGTGGCCGATGTACCGCGGGAGTCCGTACGGGCTGCGCGTCGAGTACAGGCACTGGTGGTGCACAGGGTTGGCGGCGTGCGCCACCGGAAACCCGACCACCCCCTCCTTGACCACGAGGTCTCCGCCAGGCCCCATCGTGAACCGGTGCTTGACCTTTCCGTCAGGGTCGGCCTCGAGCAGCTTCTCCTCGCTGACGGGCTCGCCGTCGAGGCAGCTTATCAACCTGGGATCCCCGAGCTCCTTGAACCACACCGCCTTGTCGCCGCGCCGCTGCACGTATCTCCGAAAACGCTTGTACCTGAGCTGGGTCTCGAGGGTGTACGCCACCTCCTCGACCACGGCCTGCTTGCGGACCATCTGGAGGTCGGCGCCGTCGCTTGAGATCTCTGGCTCGTCGTCCGTCGGAACCTCGACCACCCTGACGTGCTTCTTGACCCTCAGCTCCTCGCACTGGGTCGGCTCGTCGTCGGGCGGGGTCATGCGCATCGTCCAAGCCGGCAGGTGGTTGAGCCCGTCGAGCTCCCCGGTCGTCGGCACCTCGACGAACTCGACGTACCGGTTGCCGGTGGCCTCGAGGTCGCGGCGCATCCGCTCCCGCAGCTCCTCGAAGCTCCCGCCAGGGTAGGCGGTCTCGAAGAAGTTCTCAGCGACTGCCCTCTCCTCGGCGAGGATCTGAAGTATGGCGGGATCTGTGTCCTCGTCGATCGGGATCCGCGGCTCCAGCTTCCACCCGAACAGCTCGACGTTGACCGCCATGGCGTCGATCGCGGGCCCCACCTCGGAGCTGTTCTCGACCAGCATGGCGAGCGTCAGCATGTCGTAGGGAGGCTCGACCACCTTGCCCTCGCAGGCCATGCGGATGAACGGGTCTACCGGGATGCTCTTGGACTCCCCGGCTGACGCCCCGTCGCCAGAGGCCGCCGCGCGCTGCTTGCGCACGTCTGACATGCCCAGGATCGCGGCCCTGATCGCGCGCTTGTTTCGCTTCTGGATCTCGCCGGGGGTCGGGTTGTCTGAATGATCCCGCTGGAGATCCACGACGGCTCCGAGCCGCTGCTTGTCTGACATCATCCCACCCTGTGGAAGCTCGGCAGCCCTGAGACCTCGAGCTTGACCCGATCGGTGTTGATCGCCCCTCCGACGATGTTGTCCACCCTGAAGTACACCGACGGGTGCCTGTACACCTCGTGGACCTCGAGCCCGTCGCCGCTGTACGTGACGGTCGCCGGGGTGTTGTCGGCCACGAAGGCCCCGGCCTCGTCGCTCCAGAAGTACGGGGTGACGTCCGCGGCGGTGGCCGAGTTGTAGAACGTGGCCACGACGGCCACGCGGTTGAACTCTCCCATGTTGATCCCAGCCCCCTTGTAGGTGGGCAGGTCTCCAGGCAGCGCCTCGTCGTTCTGGACCACCCGGTTGAGGTGGTAGGTGGGCGAGTAGCTTATCTCCGTGTGCAGCTCGGCGGCCATGTCAGCCTCCCATTGCTAGCCGATCTCGTGGTACATCGGCAGGCCCGCGATCTCCATCTTGACGCGGTCGGTGTCGACCGCGCCGCCCACGATGCTCTCGACGCGGAAGAACACCGACCCATGCCGGTTCACCGCGTACTTGTACAGCCCGTCGCCGCTGAAGGTCACCGTCACCGGGGTGTTGTCGGTCACGAACGCCCCCTTGGCGTCGCTCCAGAAGTACGGGGTCACGTCCGCGGCGGTGGCGCTGTTGTGAAAGCTGGCAATCACCACGACCTCGTCGAAGTCGGCCAGGTTGAGGCCGCCGCGCTTGGTCGCGGGGAGCGCCGAGTCGTTGTTCTGCACGGTGCGGTGCAGCGTGAAGTGCGGCGCGTAGGTGATCTCTGAAAGGTTCTCGACGCCCATCGGTTACCTCCTCAACGTCGGGGGCAGGAACCCCCACTTGCGATCGCCGCCCCTAGGGACCTCCACCACGACGTCGGCCGCCCGCTTCTCCACCCCGTCGCTGCAGGCGCACTCCACGTACTCCATGCGGACCTCGACTGGTTCGCTGAACGCGAACTCTCCGTCGGAGGTTCGGCTGAACGTCGACTTGTACATCCTGCCCGTGTTGCCGTCCTGCACGATCACGTGGTCGTCATAGATCCCGACCAGGCGGGCGTCCAGGCTGCCGTTGGCCAGCACGACGCGGTTGGTCTGGATCGCGGTGACCATCGCCCCCACGAAGTCCCAGACCTCCTCGCCCGGCCTCATCTCCAGCCTTCTCACGCGGACGAAGTCCTTGCCCTCGTTGGCCTTGCGCTGCAGCGCCATCATGTCGTTGAACTTGGCGGCGTCCAGCTTGTCGGCGTTTCGGGACAGGTCGGCCAGGTGACTCTTCTTCTTCGTTGTTAGTGACATTTATTCGCCCCTTTAGATCAGCGCGCGGGCCTTACGCTTGGGGCCTATGACCCCGACCCGCTCCCTCCGGCGCTTCCTGGCGCCCACCACGGTGCCAAGCCGGATCGCAAGGTCCAGCGCGTCCATCATATCATCATACTTGCCGCGGGGAAACTCTACGAGCTGGTCCTCAAGGTCGGACTCCAATGTCCGGCGGTGGAGGATCCTGCCGTTCTCGTACATCGCCGAGAGCTGCCACGCCCGCGTCACCTTGTCCTTGTGGGTCATGATGGGCCTGCAGCGGTCCCCTATCTCCGGGCCCAGCTCGCGGTACACCGAGCCCAGCCTTGACTTCTGGAACGCGTTGGCCTCGATCCCGTGCCGCATCGGGCTCCAAGCCGCGAATATCTGGGCGGTCCTGGCTATCTGACGGGTGTACGGGACGTGCCCGTGGAAGCAGTCCAAGAGGTAGATCTTGGGCCAGCGCCCCTCGTTGTCTATCCCGATCACGTAGTCCGCGTACTCGTCCCCCTTCGTGTCCTCGCCGATCGCGAGGTCGCAGGCCGACCACACCTTCAGGCTGAGTCGCTCCACCAGCTCGTGGGGATCGTCGTCGTAGTGGCGGAAATACTCCTCCTTGAAGATGTCTCCCTGCATCCGCTTCGTGCTCTGCTGCATCTGGGAGTCGAAGTGGGCCGATCCCATGGCGGCGCGCCTGTTCTTCAACTTCTCGGTCGGGGCGAAGCGCTCGCACGTGCTGATCCCCTGGGGGTCTGCCTGACCGGTGCTGGGGTCTATCAGGGCGGGGCACAGGAACACCGCCGACTTGAAGTTGGGGTCCTTGGTCTCGAAGTGGTTGTAGATGTCGTGGGGGTGGTACCTCGTCCCTATGGCGTCGAACTCCCCGGGCTGGCCGTTCTCGCGCACGATCATCAGGGTGGGGACCATCGTCTTGTACACGAACGTGTGGATCTTCTCCCGCTCACCCTCGGTGCGGGCGTTGCGCTCGTCCATGAGGTCGTCGGCCTTGATCATGTCGAAGTGCTTGGACGCGACGGCCCCGTCGGCGCCGGCGGCGTAGAACGTGGGCTCGGGGTAGTCTACCTGTCGGGTGTTTATGGTGACCCGCCGCTCCCCCCACGCCGGCGCTCGCTCGCACTTGTCCCCGAACAGCTCGCGGTACCGGTCGACCTTGTAACGCCCCTTGATGCCCTCCAGGATGCCGGCGGCCTGGTCCTTCGTGCGGCTCCCGATCATGATCCGGATGTTGGGGTCCAGCTCGGCCTGCATCATGCAGTCCGCGATGGTCAGGACAGTGCTCTTGCCGAAGCCTCGGGGGGCGAGCCAGAGTCGCCACCAACGCCCCTTGCGCCTCGCCCTGTCCAGGATCTTTATCAGCCCCATGTGGAAGGGGGTGACCTCGAAGCCGATGATGCGGCAGAACACGTCGAGGCGCCTGTCCTCCAGCACGAGCCGGCGCTGAACGTCCGCCCCTTGGCACATCACCATGTCGAGCTGCTTGTCTATCAGTGCTTGCTCGTCAGACAACCGCATACCTCAGGCTAACATCCATGTTGACCAAAAAACCACACAGATGTGACGCTTGTGGTAACATGAAGCTTCAGGGAGGTTGACATGTCGAATGAAGACGAGGACCAGGTCGCGCTGAGGCACGAGCTCGCCGAGCTGACCGGGCCAAGGCAAGAGGCGATGAAGCTGGTCAGGGAGGGGCTGCCGGACACCCCGGAGTTCAGGAAATACAACCAGTTGCAGCGCGACGCGGTCCGCTACAGGATGGGACTGGCCCTGATGTGGGACCGCGAGACCATGCTCAGGGAGACCGGGTGGTCGCTCAAGCGGCTCGGCGCGGTGGAGCGGCACGTCCTGGACGAGGAGGTCAAGAACTGGGGCGGAAAGCGCAACGAGAACATATACGCCGAGTACAGGTTGACGATGGGCATCATCTCGCAGGAGACGGCCTCGCTGGGCTCCACGTTCCGCGCCAACCGACAGTACGACCGACTGCTCCCGGTGCTCAAGATGCAGGCCGACATCCTGGACCGCCTGATCAAGACCGGCCAGGAGCTGGGGGTCATCGACAAGGCGGCCCAGAAGATAGAGGTCAACAGCAAGGTCGAGACCCGCAACCTCACGATCACGGAGATGCGCGCCCGCATCGTGGACGAGCTAGAGCACACCCGCATGCTGATCGAGAGCGATCCCAGGGTGATCGAGATAGAGGGGCCGGCCGGAACGGTGTTCAACAAGATGCTGGCCGAACCCGACGACGAGCCCGCGTCGGAGCCGGACGAGCCCAAGGCGAGGAAGACCGTCAGGGTGCCCAGGAAGGCTAAGCGCTCGAGCTCCCTGGAGGATTAGGTACTGGCTCGAGCTCGCTCAACAAGTGCGCGACCGGATCCCCCCTCAGCCACACCACGGCCTCGCCGTAGCAGGCCTTGGCCGCCGTCCTGGTCACGGTCTTCACAGACGTTTCCTTCACCAACACGGTCGTTCCCACCGGAAACCGTTGGTTCCACAGCCTCGCCTCCTCGTCGGCGCTCATCTGCGAAGCCCGAAGAACCGCCTCTCCTCCTCCGTCACCGCGATCACCTTGGCGGTGTCGCGATCCCAGGGGGTCGGCGGGGGCTTGGGCACGTGGCGCCTAAGCTTCCTCGCGTAGCTCCTCAGGTCAGAGTAGCTGTCTCGCTCGTCCCTCGCCCTGGACTCATCCCCCCTCAGCTCCGCCGTCGTGGCCTCGGCGCGGTGCCACTCCGCCCTGCCCTCTATCTGGGCGAGCAGCTTGTCCCGGACGGCGACCTTGCCGATCATGTCCTCCCGGTCCACCTCGACGGTCACCTCCTCGAAGTCCTCGATCGGAAGCTCGTCGTCGTCGAACGCTTCTATCACGTCCTGAGCCAGCACCTCCACGGTGTCGTTCAGATCGCTCATCATCACACCTCCATGGCGATCGGGATCTCGACCACGAGGTCGCTCCTGATCGCGTCTGAGCCGGCCATGTTGACCAGCGCGGTCGCGGCCTCGGCCAGCGTGCCCCTGAACACTGGGCGGCTGTCGGGCCCCACCAGCTCCCAGCCCGACGGGCTGCGCCTCATGCAGATCCCTCCGCTGTGCGGGGTGCCCCCCGCCCTCACGTAGTCGAGCACCCTCTTGGTCGCGTCGTGCCCGGTCGGCGTCTTGGCGATCGCCCCGTACAGGGCCGTCGGCTTGCTCGCGGTCATGGTCATGGTCGTCCCCCCTTCGAGAGCTTGTCGGCCGCCGACGGCGGAATCTCCACCACCACGCCGGGGCCCGACGTCGCCCAGCAGTCCTTCACGCCCAGCGCCGCGAGGTCGTGCCTCAGCATCGCCGCCGAGGACTCGCTCGGGGCCTCGTAGTAGGCCCAGCGGGTGCCGTTCCTGAACTCGACGCTCACGGGCGCGTCGAAGACTCTTGCCAACTTGATCAGCGCGCAAAGCATGTCATCCTCCCTCACGCGTTCGCGTTCAGTTTCAACACCTCGGAGAGCACCCGCACCACCTCCCTGGAGCTGTCGCACAGCCGGTACAGCGAGCCCAGGCAGGTCACGGTGAACATGCCTGTCCGCTCGTCTCGGCTCGCCCTGAAGCCTGCCCGCCTCGCCTCGCGGAGCAAACATCTAAGGCCTTTGTGAACCCTGACCATGCTGTAGGTGGTGTCGGTGCTCATGATGTCCCTCCTATCTCTCATTCTATCTTATCGCCTGATAAGGTATGATGTAAAGTGAAATCTTCGCTCATTGTGTTTTTTTTATCGAGAACTTGAAAAGTTAGAACAGCAGGCCCAGGATCGACGACATCAGGGCGAGGTAGCACCAGATCCCCGCCGCGGCCATCGCGAACATGATCGCGGCGATCATGACCAGCTCAGGGCGGGGAGGCTCAAGCACGGTCCACCAGGTGGGACGGCAAAGTCACCCACTGGGAGACCTCGTCGTCCGAGGGCTCGTGCTTGTCGGCGTGCACCGGCGCGCTGAACGTGATCTTGTGCTCCGGGTGGGTCATCCACAGCGCCTGTATCGGAGGCTCGTAGCGGAAGTTCATGTTCTTGGCGAACTCGTCGAAGCCTTTCAGGCTGCCGTTGCAGATGAACCCCTCGAAGTGCAGCGGCGCGTACTTGTGCCAGTGCCCGAACAGCATGCAGTCGTAGGCCGCCGCGATGTCAGGCTTCCAACTCTCCACCGCGTGGGTCTGCCCCTTGAGCCGGTGATGCCCCAGCATCCACGGCAGGATCGGGCCGCTGATCCCGGCGCCGCCCCTGAACTGGTGGCCGTGAAGCAGCAGGTATCGCACCCCGTAGACCTTGTACAGCGTGGTGAAGCTGGTCGGCGCGTAGACGTCCACCCCGTCGAGCCCGGCGAGCTCGCGCGCCAGCACCTGGTACAGCAGCCAGTCCACGTTGTCCTGGGGCCCGTTCTTGTGGCGCGGCTTGCGGTCCAGCCGCCCGTGGTTGCCAGGCGTGCACGGGATGAAGACCCGCCCGAACCGGTCATGCAGCATCTGGATCCCCGCCTTGAGGTGGTCCACCAGGTCGAACATCGCGGTGAAGATCGGGCCGCCGTTGGTCTCGCGCAGCTCCTCGTGGATGACCCCGCTCATCATGTCGCCGCCGAGCGCCAGCACGATCCCGGGGTACTCCGCCTTGGTGAACACGTCCTCGAGGAGGTACACGGCCTTCGTGAACACGCGCTCGAGCCGTTGCGCCGCGATCCCGCGGTTGTACTCGTTCCAGCCGTCGACCTGCGCCTTGTACACCGTCTCGTCCCAGTGCAGGTCGCTGAGGAACAGGGTCGGGATCCCGTGGTACATCCCGCCGCCGTGGCGATGCTCCGCGGTCCACCTGGGCACGGACTCCGCCCTGTTGACACCCTCGTGCAGCAGGTCGAGGACCTGCCGCTCGAAGTGGTGGGTCTCGCGCAGGCTCCTGACCTCGCTCTCCAGGCTCTTGACCTGGCGCTTCAACAAAGCTTCCCTCGCGATCAGGTCCGTGACGTCCGGGGATGCCCCCCCGGTGATCGCGGACTTTCCTCCGACGTAGGTCCCGGGCGTGTCTCCGAATTGCTCTAAAAATAATTGATGAAATTGACGCCATCCAAAGTCGGCGTCCCAGTCATTGGACGCGGTGTCCACGGCCTCCTGCACGGTGGCCGCCTGCGGCAGGTATACGTCCCTCATCTTGACGAGGCGCTCTCGCGTCCAGAAGGTCTCCTTGGGCATGATCAGCTCCTAGTCCCGCTGGCCATTTTCTGCCAGCGCCGTCTTGATCCGCACGTAGGACTCGAGCCCCACCCCGGAGGGGCAGCTCCGTCGCATCCAGTCGAAGGTGCGGGGCATTATGCCGGCGCGCTTGCACGCGCGAAGGTAGTCTTGATACGGTTTGAACCTGGCCGAGCTCTTGGATCCCTCAGCCATCGGTCGCGGCCTTGTGCAGGTCAACGATCTCTCTGACGAGGTCTCCGAGCCCGTCGTCAAGAGCGTCGACGTTGCGGATCGGAAGCCAGACCCCGGCGGCCTTGCACCGGCCGTGCCACGCCTTCCTGCCCTCGAGCCACTCGACGTGACCGACCTCGATCCAGATCGGGTCAGTCCGCGGACTCCCAAGCCAGGTGTCCTCCCACCTTCGAGGTCCCTCTAGCTCGGGCTCGACGTGGCCGTCCGGGCGGGGCAGCATGACCTTGCCGTCCGGCGTCAGCCTGACTCCCGGGTCGAGCTTGATGTGGTCGAACTCCCAGCCCTCTATGAGCGGCGGCGCCTCGAAGTGCGTCCCCGCCCCGCCGCCGCCGCAGGACCACTCCTCCATGAGATCGGACACGCCGGCATCATCGGCGGCGGCCCAAACGTCGTCGCGCACCTTCTCGAGCACTTGGCGGTCGCGCCGTCCCAGCCGGTCGTCGTACTTGATCGAGTTGCGGATCCCGTCCAGGAGATGGCTAAGCACCTCGAGGAATCCCTTGGCCCGGTTCGCGCACTGGAAATCGAAGTCGGAGCAGTCCTCGTCGTCCTGATTGAACACCAAGATCTGCCGGCTCTGCTCGGACAGCACCTCGCGGACGGCCTGCTTGACAGTCTTGACGATGTCAGCACCCTTTGCACTTGATGTGTCGTAACCGTTATCAGTAGGCATTCAGCACCTCTTTGGGGTGGACGATCGCGTCCACCGACACGTTAGGCAGGCCGAAGAAGTTGAGGAACGCGGTCACCCTCTCGCAGATCGGTCCCGGATCGTCGAGCTCGAGTACCTCGAGCCACAGCGGGTCCACCACCACGCGGAGCTCCTCGAGCCTGCCTGATCGCCAGCATGACGACGCCACGTCGTGGACAGCGGGGGCGCCCCTCACTCTGAATTGTCTTCGCAGCGCGTCCCGGATCGTGCCGGTGGTGGTCAGCCACAATTCTCCGGCCCCCTGCACGCCTTCTTGGCCGCCTCCTTCTTGCGATCCTTGAACACCCCGGCCCGTCTCAGGATCGCCGCCAGCGCGTTCATGTCCCTGGGCAGCTTCGGCTTCTTCCGTTTCGTAGACTTTCCCATCTGCCCAACGCTCGCATTCATCGCAGTGCTCGCGCCCGTAAGACCAACTCATATCAGACCAGCCTGCGTCGCGACCCATCGAGGCATCGTGGCCGAGCCGTGGCCGATCGTGATCACCTTGGACTTGGGCACCCTAGACGGGACCGGGATCTCGAACGTCGCGCCTCTCGGAGTCTTGACCTTCCTGGTCACGATCTCCCCGGCCAGCAGCCAGCTAGACTTCAGCTCCTTGACCACCCTGCAGGGCACCGTCACTATCTCGCGCGGATCCATGAGCCGACCTCCATGATGTATAAACTCAGTTGAGCGTTGCCCGTGGCGGAAAGCATCAAGAAGATGTTACGCCTTGGCGCTCGCGCGGTCCACCACCCTGAAGCCCCTGCGGTAGTAGAACCCGTCGTCCGCCGTTCCGCTTAGCCAACGCACGCACACGAATTCGCCCCAAGCGTCCATCGCGTTGTGATCTCTGAGCCAATCGCACATCTCTCGATAGCGCTTGGACGTCACCGGCTCAATCACCTCGGCGACGCACCCCGCCGCGGGACCGTACTCCTTCATCAACAGCTCACCGATCATGATGCCCTCCTGACTTGCTCGACCAGCCTCTCGGCGGCCGCCTTTCTGGTCCTAAACCGCCCGCGAACCTCGTGAAATGCCGCCCTGTCCTGCTCCGCGGCGAGAGCTGTCCACCACTTGCCGCCGTTGGTCAGCACGTACCCGACCCTGATGCCGTCCAGCAGCACCCGGTACTCCCGGGCATGCCTCGACACCCTCTCAAACGCGATCATCTCGACCACCGCTCCGGTAAGAAGCCGCCTCCAGTGATCCACCCGTCCAAGGCCATGACCAACTCGGTCACCCTGTCGAGGTCTGCTATCGCTGCCCCGCTGTCGATCGGCTCGTCCTCGTCGATCACCTCCTGGATCTGCTCCGAGAGCCTCAGAAGCTCGGTCAAGCACGCGTTCGGATCCATCTCAGCTCTCCTTCCTGCACAGAATGTAGTCCGCCGCCTTCGCCGCCGCGGTCAAAGCCTTGGTCACCGACACGTCGCCGGACGAGATCCGGCGCTTCCAACCCGCGACGTAGGCGGCGCTGTTCTGCAGGTTGCGCTCGACTCCGGCGGACCCGCACAGGAACGACGAGCAGAACTCGGCGACCAGCTCCTCCTCGGAGTACTGCTCCTGGTCAGAGCCCACGGACGCCCACCCGCCCGGGTGACGGTCCAGCCTCGAGCTGTGGCCTGTGCTGTGCGCCAGCTCGTGGAACATCGTGGCCCAGTACTCGGCCTCGTCCTCGAAGCGGGCCGGAACGGGCACCGTCACCTTGTCGAGGCTCGGCGAGTAGAACGCGCGGTCCCCGCGGTGGGATATCTCGGGCTTGGCCGGCATGCCGTCGACGATCTCGGAGCAGCTCACCATCGAGACCTCTCCGCGCTCCTCCTTGAGGTGGTCGAGTCCGTCGCACTGGTCGAGGTTGAACACGCAGAAAGACCTCGCCGAGCTGCGCATCACGGGCTCGCCGTCCCTGAAAAGCGGCTCCCCGTCGTCTCCCCTCACCTGGGTCGCGCCGTACCAGGCGCAGTGGGTGGCCTTCTCGCCCTTGCGGACCTGGCCCCCGGCCGCCTTGATCTGCCTGTAGGTGCCCCAGATGTCGGTGGAGTAGCTCTCGACCATCGCCACGATGCCGAGGAGGAAGAAGTTGCCGCCCCGGTACGCCTTGCCGGTCTCGATGTTGCGGGGCCCCTCGCCGCGCACCGCCCACGGCCTCCGCCAGGGGACGACGCCGTCGTCGAGCATGCCCAGGATCGCGTCGGTCATCTTCTGGTAAGCAGCATTTCCCATCAGATTCGTTCCTTTCCAACCGTGGGATGCGTCAGGCCGATGTCAACGGCCGACTCGAGCGCGTGGTCCAGCTCCTCGCCGTACTCCTCTTGCAAGTCGCCGAGGGTGTCGGCCAGTGCCGCGTAACGGCCTGCGTCGATGTCACAGTCCACGAGGACCTCTGCCGCCGTGGCCAATACGTTGATCAGATCCGAGCCTGTCAGCTTGCGAATAGTCATCGTTACTCCCCTTCCGGCAGCGCGCCCAGGTCCACGAAGCTCTGCCGCGCCTCGTCCAGCATCCGGCGGATGTTGGCCTCGATGCGGTCCATATTTTCCTGGTGAGCCTCGATCTCGATGGTGAGCTTGCCCTTGCGCCTGATGATCCTGGTCTTGGTCTTCATCTTGCCCCCTCGCTCATGACTGGTTATATAGCACAAGCTGTGCCAAGCTGAAAACTCAAAGATATCGAGGGTGACGGGCCGAAGGGTGGGTCTGTCGAGACCCACGATGAGGAACGTTTTCGCCGCAAGTCATAGACATCTTTGAACATTTGACGTGGGTATGGCAAGACCCAGCAAGCTCAAAGCGAAGTTTTTCAAAATTCTCAAACGATAATAAGCATTTACGCTGACAAAGGGTGGGTCACTCGTCGCCCACATCGTCGTCGATCTCCATCAGCTGGTCCGGCCGCAGGTCCGTGCCGTCGCGCGCGATCCTCGCCGCTCGCTCGCTCGGCCACTCCGCCGGCCCGGGGTCACCCCTGAGCTTCTCGGGGTCGAAGCCGGCGGACTTCGCGGCCTCGCTCACCGCCCTCAGCGCCCTGGTGGCCACCAGCATCTCGTCCTTGGTCTTGGCCTGCGTGACCTTGATCGCGTGGTAGTACAGAAGCTTGCGCCAGTCCTCGTCGGAGCGGCCGTCGCCGTCCAGCGTCAGCTTTATGCCCTCTGACATTCCATCCTCCATGCCTCGCGCAGGTGATCCCGCGCGGCCTTCAAGTTGGCCGGGTCGTTCCACCACCTGTTGACCCCGCTGGGATGGGGCACCACGCTGTACCAGAAGCTGCCAGCGTTATGCCAGCGCAGGGGAGTTGGGTCAAGCTTCATGGCCCGAGCGGTCGCTCCACCGAGCACCAGGACGGTCTCCGTCGCGAGCCTGGGCATGAGGCGCTCCGCGCCCTCCCTGGCCTCGGCCATCGGGAACCTGTCGCCTTTGCCGGCGCTGCCCGGCCAGCGATCGATCAGGTTGACGCGCCTGATCGAGCGAAGCTGGGCCTCACAGATGCCCATCAGCTCGCAGAGGCGCCTCCCCACCCTGCCGCCGAGAAGCGGCTCGGAGGGGTCTCCGGCCCTGCCCGGTGCCTGACCCACAATGATCATCTGCTTTTCCGCCTCATCCCGTACTCGTTCGCGCCGGCAGGGATCTCCAGGCCCTCAGCTCGCACCAGCTTGTTTCCTTTCCTGAACCTGGAGTAGTCGACGTGGTGGTGCCATCTGCCGTATCGCCAGACAAGCTTGGTCACGTCGGGATGGAGCCGCACCAGCATCTGGGACTTGTCCAACGTGCCCTCGGTGTAGATCGTGTCTGTGTTGCCGCCCCTCATCTTCTGGGTCACGATCTTCTCCTGCAGGAACGCGTTGAACTGGATCGTGCACCATCCGGCCTTGAGCATGCGAAGGCTCAGGTCGGTGTCCTCGTTGTAGCGACCTCTCCAGCGAAAAGGCGCGTCGCACCTTATCAGGTTACAGCTGTAGATCCGAGTGTTCGGAACGAACGGCGGCAGCTTCTCGTTCTTGGGCGCGAACATGAAGTACTGAGGACCCGCCATCGCGATGTTGCTGTAGCGAAGGCAGAAGTCCTCCATGCACCTGAAGTGGGTGCCGCACTCCATGCGGTAGTAGCTGTTCTCGTGGAG